CGCTGTGAAGGCTGTCGGTTTGTTAAAACCACCGCCTCTAAATGGCGCCGCTGAAGTTGTCCACGGATAGTTCGACTCGTATGAAGGCTGAGTCTCGGTTGCAGGAACATCAAATCCTGCGTAAGACATGCCCGCCACAGAAGCTAACTTTCCATAGCAAAGAACCTCAGATAACAACTGAAGATACTCACCGAGCATTCCAGATTGTTGTTTAAACTGACCAGTTTGGTCGTCTTCTAAGAGCTCTTTTTCAACTGAGAACATCGATCCAAATTTTCTTGCTCGGATCTTTAAGCTCAGTGCCGCAGCTCCAACTTCAGGGTATGGGCTTTGTGAGCCAACTTCCCGTGGGAACTGAAGACCTTGTAGGGGAGCAATGGGAGTCTCAACAAGATTTGTGGGTGTAACAGTAACCCAGTCTTGATAAGAAACTTTGGCGTTTTGATACATGCCGTTCACGTTTTGCAAAATCCCTGCAACGAGGAATTGAGAAAACGCACTCGAAGTATCAGCCTCTCGAAGTTGTTCGCCTAATTGTTCTTTGAAGTTCTTCCATGAGAAAGACTCTTTCAACACGGGGAACTTCTCTTGTCCTTCTTTTGACAAAGGATCAAGACCATAAGCGGTCTTCATTTTATTTCGCCATTCTTTTGTCTCTGAGTTTTCAGAGAAGTGGCGAGCTAAAACCTTTTTGTTGCGCTCACGCAAAGGATTTGCTGCATTAGTGATGTTTTCACCCTCGATACCGAGGGAGCCCAAGAACTCATCAAACTTTTGAACCATTTGATCTTTCATTTATTCCCCCTCAATTATACGCCAGGCACATAGCACTGGTTGATTAAAACGCCAATATCAGTTCCGCTCGCACCAGCCGTCAAAGCAGCGCCTTGGTAAACACCAATTGCTTCTGTTCCGACAGTTACAGTCACACCGTTTCCAGCAGTCGCAGGATCAGCATAAACCAATTGTCCAGGGACGATTGCGTCACCGGCTTTGAGTTTACATGTGAAAACCGATCCATACTGAGGACCCGGTAAAGCAGGAATGCCAACGCTTGCGTCAACGTCAGTGACATAAGCCTTTGGATATTTACCACTTTCAATCGTCACTGGAGCCACACCTAAAAAGGTCGCGCTCTGAGTCTCGACTGTGATTTTTTTGATGAGGTGGTTTGTTGTGTCTAAATACAACAAATCGCCTTGAGCAAATGAAATTGCAGAGCTGATCAGCGAGTGCATGTTTGGAAACAATGATCGCGTAGAAACAGCTAACTGCATTGTGTTACTTTGTGTTGCCATTTTAAATCCTTTCTTTCTTTAAAAATTAATCTTCTGCACAATTTGAGAAGTCTAAAGTCTTGCCTTTTTTCTTCTCTGAAAAATCAGATTCTTGCATGAGGGTTTTCTCAGCAATGGGCGACCAGTCCAACGTTGTCTTTGTGTTCTTGACTCCCTCTAAGAAAATCTTCCACTTAGAATCGAAATCCTTCTGAGACTTTAATTCACCAGCAGCTTCTTTGAATCTCTTCGTGATCGAGTTTGGCTGACCTGATTCGCGCAATGTCTTTTCGATATGCGCCTCAAGTTCGCCTTTCTTAGATTGCGTTTCTAAAGCCGCAAGCCTTCCCTTGGTCTCTAGAAGCTGCTTCTCTAATTCCTTCACGCGATTTGATTCTTTTTGCTTCTCTTCTTTTTTATCGTCAGCGTCCTTGTCGTCGGACTCTTTTTTGTCCATGCACTCGTCTTCTTTCGCTTCAGCTTGCTTGTTCTCGGCTTGTTTTGAAGCCATGTGCTTTGCAAGCTTGAGTGCGTGACCAGCTCGCTCGTAAGCCTCTTGTTCAGATGCGCCCATTTCTTTATGAGCCTCAAGAGCTTCTTTTGCGATACCTTCCATTGCTTCCATCTCGGCTTCAGATACATCTTTTCCAATGTATTCGCCGATGAGTTTTTTGATCAAAGCAGTGTCTTGGGCCGCATCGTCGTGAGAGGCGCCATCTTGCTCAGGATCTCCGACGGCCTCGTCCTCTGTTTCAGCCTCTACTTTTTTCGCTTCAGCTTCTTTTTTTTCAGCCGTTTCTTTGAGTCTCTTGGCTTTTTGCTCAGGCGTTTCCTTCTTCATGATAAAATGCTCCCCTCTAGATTTAGAGTTTTTAATTTATTTAATGACCGACACAATACCGCCACCAGCTCCAGCGGCGGTCACAAGGTCACATGATATTGCGTCCTTGATTTTGCTAACAACATGAACCGTCTCAATCCCCATCCCCTTGGCCTCAATGAGTTTCGGTTTTGCACTCTCTGGCGCAGTCGATAAAACCGATTCTAAAGACGCTTCTTCAGCATCTCCAGACGCATTGATCGATAGGCCAACGAAAGGTTGGTCGGGGAATTTTTCCGCGTGAGTGACGGCGTGCCTCATCAAAGCCCTGGCCCACTCATACGGCTTATCGGGAAGCACACAGACTTCACCCGTAAGCATTGCCCGATCTTCTTTATCTGTTTCAACTTGGATATTTTCAAAGTGGCCGAGCACGTCTCTAACTGACCTTTCTGGTCTGGTTTCCTCTTCCACGCTTGAGGGATGGTCGGCAAATATCTTCGATCCGGTGAAGACAGGAATTGCAGAGTTTAGAGCGTCTCGAGAATAATAATAAGCATCCCCGAAATTCCCTAAACCCTCTTGCAGCAAGATAACCTTAAATCGCGTTGGACCAATTCCGTCATCCGACGCCGATTCCTTCAATGTCACAGACTTGAAAGTAAATTTAGATTCTTTTTGTTTAACGAGCACTTGAGGAAAGCTTGAGCCAGAGTCAGCCTCAGTCTTCTTCTCTCTTGATGCCTTGATTTTAGATCCCCAGTTTTTAAAACAACTCTCGGTGTTCTTTACGACCCTCAAGCCCTTGGCCTTCATTTCATTCACAAGGGTTGCGCCCGAGATCATTGGGTGATCAACTATTATTTGATTTAAATCCTCATCAGCCGATGGGGTGTTCTTTGCGATATCAAGACCTTGTTCCGGGTCTCCGATATCAACATTCGACGCTTGATTGATTTTTTGAGCCGCTGCCCAAAACCAATGAGTCGTTTTTATGCCTCGACCTTGTGGGTCGTTATAAGCTCCAACGCCTTGTGCCTCAATAAGTCTATGGCAAGAAGTTAACAACCAAGTCAAATTTTCCCCCGCCCAGTGGTACCATTTGAATTTCTTTTTTCAGCTTTGAATTTCTATTCTCAAGATCGATATCCGATAAGCTGTAACCGTGATCGCCAAGAGCTTTCTCAACTTGCTCCTCTTTCATATCGAGACCGTGAACCTGAAACTTAATTTTTTTTAAGTCTTTCCTGAATTTTTTTGGCCCATCGGTGATTGCAATCATAGCATCATCGTCTCGCCCAAGATACTTTTCTCTCATCGCTGCAAACTCTTCGAAGGTCGGGGCGCCGAATTTGTGCGGATCAGCAATAATATCGTCAAGCTGGGCGTGCTGAAATTTAGACAGAGGATTTGTTTTCAAAGGTCCCTCAAATTATTTTTGACTTGGGTTTTTTCAGGTGCCGTCATTGATGAGTTGCTCTTTTTAGGCTGAACGCTCAGCGATGGGGTTGTCAATGGGTTTGATGAAACAGGAGGTACTTCCAGGCTTGATTTGTCCTTACCGATCAACTCTTGCTCTTTCCTGAAATCAAAATCCTTTAAATCAAACTCCTTTGCAGCCCGCTGAGCCGCCGTCTCAAGCGATATCCAATTGTTATTTTGCGCCACCTGAAGATCCCTTAAGACTTGAGACCTGTCTTGAGTGATAAGCTCTGGGAAAATGATTTCACACTCTGCGTTATAGCCAAACCGCTTCATCAAGTCGTCGAACATATCTCTAAGCATTCTATCGTAAACGTTTCGTCGTCTTTCGAACTTCTTCGCAACTGGCTCAGTTGAAACGAGTGCGTTGGCCCTTGTTCCCGCACCGGACAAGTGGGTGCCGTAGTATGAAAGCGGGATACCGGCTGACATGGCGATCATGTTCATGCACCAACTAAAGGTTGGCGAGTCTGAACCCTTGCCCGTGGCTGAGTTTGATAAATATTCTCTCTCAATTGCTTCTGTGTGAACAAACTCAGAGCCTGCCGTTGGAATTGCGCCAAGGTCGTTTTGTGATGAAACGTATTGATCGACGTCCTCTTGGTTTCCTTTAATGGTCGTGTCTATGCACCACGCTGCGGCCTTCTGCTGAGCGACGAGAGAGTAGTTTACGGAATCACGTAACCGCTTCATGAACCCTAATGCTGGAAAATAGTCAGAGCGTCCACGCTTCTCGTTTGAAACCGAGTTGATCTTATAGTGATTAATTTGATTTGCAGGTATCTGAGTGTAAATAAATTTGGTCGATGGCTGATTGTCGGTCGTGTACATTTGATATTGTGTTGGCGCGATCCAAACGTAAGCTAAAACACCCTTAACAATGTCTTCGGGGATCGTGATAATGTCAGCAATGTTTGAAGGGTCGATGAGTCTGACTCGAGGAATAATTCCGTGAGGAACCTTCTCGCCCACAACTGGATTGAAAGAAATCCTTGTCTGGTGTTTTGGAAGCTTCCACCACATGACCTCACCATAAATTGAAAGCTCGGTTCCAGCCCAATCGAATTGCTGGTTTAAATCATTCACCTTAACAAACGCATCCCAGATGATTTGGGCCTTGTCTTTATCCTTACCCTTGGCGTGCAGCTGGAAGCCTCGACCGATGGTGAAGTCAGTGATGATTGAGACCGTATCTCTTGCAACCGGGTCATGGTGATAAGCAAAAAAACAGGTAGAGATCATTCGCAAATAATCTCTGTAGTAAAGCTGCTTTGCGAACGGACCGCCAAGGAGTGGCGTATAGTCTCGGCCAATCAACCCACCGCCACCAGCGCTCATCACGCCAGAGTCAGAGTTGTCAAAAGCAAAGGAGTCAATGGACTCTCTTAATTTTTTAGAGTCTTTTTGTTTCGATGCTTCGAGAAAATCTTTAGTGTCTAGCTTTAAAATTGCCTTATCGCCAGCGGCGTTTGCGCCGAGAATTCTGGCCTCAACGCTTGAGTTCTTATGCTTCTTTAAGTGCTCGACCAGTTCTTGAGTCGTGTGGATTTCGAGCGGATTGTTGATATCTGCGGGGACAAAGTCGTCCTTATACTCATACTTGTTTTCATCAAATATAAGACCGTTCTTTAAAACCGCAATCCTTGATGAGTCTGGTTTTGGTTTTTCGTCATGCTCGATTAGGAATTGATCTGGACGTTTGTCGACACTTGGTTTTCTAGTTTTCTTCATTTGATCCCCTCGGTGCTTAAGAGTTTAGCCAATCTGAAAAGTCTTTGTCATCAAGACTCGGCTGATCTGGAATATCTTTCGTTGCTGGCGCAAGAGAGCATCTGCAATTAAAATGTGCCGGACAAGAATTAACATCCCCGCCGGTCATCTCTTCGATCTCGCTTAACAATTTTCCATCAAAGTCTCTGCAACCATAGTCGCCACAACAATGATCACAAGTTGAGCCATCAATAACGGCCATCCAGACGAAATCTGTTATTCCCAGCTTGTTCGCTGCCTCCACTTGCCCATCTCTCACCGACTGAACAAACTCTTGCGTCAAGTCTCTTTCAAACTCCCACGCATACCACACCTCTTCGCCCGTGGCTGTGATGGTCGGGTCTGTCACCGAAATGTCCACAATATACTCTGGCGCTCGCCACTGAGGCACATAGTCGTTGAGGTAGTCGTAAAGCATGTCTTGCCACTCGTGCTCGTCAATAAAATCTATTGCCACATCCACCTTCGTTCCACGTGGAACATCAGCTTCCTTGATCGTGGGCTTTAAAACTCTCGGCGGTCTTTTGTAGACGTTTCGTCTAGGAAACACACTTAAGATATCGAGCAAAAAAGCGTCTTGGTCCGGTGCATTTATTGCTGACGCCTGAACCTGGTTGACAATCTTTCTAGACAATCGATCCATATACAGTTGTATGCGGTGAAAAAGAGGACCGCCAGCGATTGATTGTTCAGATCTTTTTTGAATCAAATCATTTGAATTTATTTGGTTCTTGATTGTTTGCTTTGGGTTCAGTTGAGCCAAGATCTCGGTCTCACTCGCCATAGACAACAAATAAGTTCTCGACCTCAAGATGACAGTGATTTGATATAGCTGGTCGCCTCCAGCCCTTAAGATCTCATGCACGTGTTTTTCAAACTGATCGATCGTGTGGCTCTGCATGTGGTTTTTAAGCGAATGGAAGTTGGCCTTGGCGAGCAGAAGGATGTCAGAGAGCACCTTTCGCATCACGTCCGTTGATCTCAGTTGTGCGTTTAAATGAAGCTGCTCTAAGGCCTTGTCGCGGGTCAAGACCCACTTGCGATAAGCAGATGAGTCCGCATAGTTGTGGAGCTTCTTTTTCATGGACGCGTTCCCCCGCCTGATGAAGTTTCTTTTTATCACACCTTTTCAGTCAACCATAAATTAAATGATGCGCTGGATGATTCGAGTCTTCCCAACTTGAGTGACATGGCGGGGAGGCTGGAGGGCCATGATTGGGTAGCCGATAGAGTCTGAAGGGTGAGTTAAGTCTTTTTGAGGCCCTGGGTCTAGGATAAAGTCTGAGCCTTCCTTCCATGAAACTCGATCTAAGTCTCTGACAAGATTTGGGCAATAGTGGG